GACTCGATCACTGAAGGGGTTGTAGCCATAGAATCTCTCTTTACTGTACACCTTTACACTCTTAGATCATCATCGGGATACCTTGTGGCCCCTGGATGGCGGGCGTGTTCAAGGGCGACTGCGGCGGCGTTGGCGGCGGACCGGGAGGCGGCCCCGGCGGCGGACCGGGTACGGGCATCGGCGGAGGCATCGGTCCCGGTCCCACGGGATGAGGCGCGGCCAGCCCTGGCGGCGCAGGCGCAGGCGGCGGGGCGGCGGGAGGCGGTCCCGCTGGCGCCAACCCCGCCCCTACCAGTATCTCGTTAGTAAGCTGAGGCATATCCTCCAGCTTGGCGGCAACGCTCAGACTCGCCTTCACCGGCGGCGGCGGCGGTGGGAGCGGAGGATTGGCCAGCGCCATCTCGGCGGTGTAGTACGCCTTGACGTTCGCAAACCCGGCGGGGTTGGACAACGCCGCCTCCTGCCCGGTCTGCGAGATGAGCCACTTGGAAAGGAAGTTCGACACAAGCGCATGGTTGTTGAATGAATCGGGCGGGATAGAGGGCTGAGGTGGGCCGGGCAAGCCTCCCGGTCCAGGCACGCCGGGCATGGGCTGCTCCTGCAATAGCCGCTTAATGTCGTTCAGGGTCTTGTTCTTCTGGTCGGCCACGGCGGACTCGAAGCCGGGCACTTGGACCAGTTCCATCACCTCGCCGATGTTGATGGGGTCGAGGAGCGAGAGTGCCGCTTGCACCTCGGGCGGGAACTCTTTGAGCATGGAGAACAGCGCATCCCGCCGGTCGGAAAGCGTCATCGGGAAGTTGTCATCCGACTCCGCATGCCACCCGGTTTCTTTGAGCGCTGCGATGTCGGCGACGTCGGTCTCGATTCCATACGCGCCTTGCCGCTGCGCTTTCACGGTGCCGCTACCAAACTTCGCCCGCAGCTTCACCAAGATCTCGGCGATGGCGGCAGCGGCGAAGCGCATCTCATCGGCCTGCGGGGCCAGTTGCAACATCGCCTGGTCTTTGCGCTGCTTGGCCTCGCGATAAGTCTGAGTTGGCTGACCGCCTCCCGTCAACTCCGGCCGGATCCCCGTGATGTCCTGCATGATGGTACGCGCCATCTGCCACAGCGGCACCGTCTGATCGGAGAGCCTCGTGGGCGGTATCTGGAAAATCCGCTTCGTCAGATCGCCGTCTACCGGCATCGCGGTCAGCAGGATCTCGGCCGGCACCGCCTCGTTTTGGTTCCAGGACTCGCGGTCGATAAGCTGAGAATCGACGATGGTCTTGGTGATGGCTCGCAACACGGTCTCAATCGCCATCCCAAACAGATCGTTCAGCGCCCGCTGGATAGGCAATCCATCGGCGGCGATCGGGCGCTCCAGGATCTTCTCTCCGTGGCCTACGCGGCACACGGCCCATTCGTCGGTGACAAATCGCTCGTCGATCTCTGCCGTTTTCGATCCCGCTTTGGCGACATACAGCCCACGCGAAAAGTGCTCCTTGAACACCTTACGCGCCTCGGGATCGGTAATCGCCTCAAACAGCCGCGGACTCAGCCAGCGCTCGGTCCAACGCCAATAGCCAGGACGCTGGGTACGGCCGTTGCCCGAGGGAACGGCGACGGCGTCCACGGCCTCAGCGGCAGTTATCGAGCTAGCCGTCCTTTCATCATCCGGTATATCGTTCAGCCGATACTGGTCGAACGGACCCGGCAACGGATTACCGTTTTCGTCTTCACCCTTGCCTGGATACTCGGCGATAATGTCCCACTTCGACCGCATCAGTTCGAGTTTGAAGAATCCGCACTCCTCCAGCTCCTTGGCGTCGTAGTCATGCGCCACTTCGAGCACCGAGTACGTGCGCAGTTCGGCGTCGCCGTTGGAGTACGTCTGCTGACCCACCACTTGCGGCACAGGGGAGCCGTCGGGACCCGCGCTCACCTCGATCTGCGGCTCAGTGGTCTGCCCGTACTTGCGAGCGTCCGTATTCCACACCCCGCGCAGATAGCACGGCCCCGTTGTGTACTGATGAAATGCCAGCGCCTTCCACTTCTTATCGATCTTGTTCTTGGCCCAGATGTCCCGAATCTGCACATCGGCATTGTGCGCCGTGTCCAGCGAGTCCGGGTCCATCTGATCGTCGGCAACGGCGCGCACGCGGGGAGCGGTGGCTCCCATGATGGACATGAACTTGAACAGATCACCGCCCAGAACGTTAATTGGGGGGCACAGGCGCACATCCGGCCCAGTCTCATCGGAGCCGTTGGTGATGTCGAAGGGCTGGTAGTCAATGATCTCGCCAAACGGGGTCGTCACCTGGCCTGGCACGTTGAAGTGCTGGCCCTTGACGAACATCCACGCCAACCGGGCACTGTTGAGCAGAATCGTGCGCTCGTAGTCGAATTGCGGATCGGTTCCGGCCTTGATTACTTCGGTAATGGCCGAGTCGTACCGTTTGATAATCTGCTCGTTCGAGAGGGCCTCGGGGGCTGGACCGACGATCTGCATGTTCTACCCCCTAGGCCGGTTAGCCACGTACTCCTCAACGAACTTCGCTGTCTGCCGCGCGACCGCCTCGCCCGGCATCATCGCCCGCGAGATTGGCGCGGTGCTCTGTTCGCGGGGCACGGTGGCCGCTGGAAGCGTATGCGCCTCGGGGTATGGAATCCCGCCGCCCGAGCGCTGGACGAGATGGTTGATCTGAGTATGAAGCGCTGTCCGCTCCCCATCGAGCGCTCCCTGCATGGCAGCCCATAGGCGATTCCGGTCTTCACTGGCCGCCTCCACCCGATCCTCCAGCCGAGCGTTGTCGGTAAGAAGCTGACGGTTGGCGGCGCGCAGGGTCTCCACCTCGGCGAGCAGATCGTGGCACAGTGTCCGTGCCAGCCAATCCTTAATCACCTTTCACCCCGAGTTCCTTGTTTATCTCAGCGTTTATCTTAGCGTTTATCTCAGCAAACACGGCCTGATCCCACGGGCGAACATGCTCGGCCATCCAGTTCTGTAATTCCAAGCGCCGCATTGCGCACATCTCATCCCACTCCCGCTCTCCGTACCGCGCCACCATGATTCTCCGCTTGATTGAGCTTTTCACGCCCAAGAAGAACCAATGCGCTTTAGAGTACCGGCGTCCCCAGAACTGCGGTTCCTGGGATTGCGGCTCTCCAGGTGCCCACAGCGCTCGGTCAACCAGCCGCGCCAGCCATCCCCTCACCGGCGACCTCCGTAGCCGCCTTCGCACATGGGAGGAGTACCACCAGCACTGCCCGGCTGGCTTCCGGGCATTTGCGCGTCTCCCGTTGGCTGGCCATCCTCTCCGCTCTTGAACGCATGACACCCCGCGCCATCGGGGTTGTCGCCAATGCTCGTATCGCCCGCAGTCGCCTTCTGGCAGGCGTTGCCTTGGGGATCGTAGTACTGGCAACGGGAGCACGTCTCGCTTCCATCGCGAAAACCCATATCCTGGAGCGTAATCCCTTCGCTGCCGTCGGAGGCGCCGGGAGGAACCTGGTTATCGGGAGGAGAAGGAGGACCGCCAGGCCCTCCCGGCGGAGGAGCGCCCAGGTCGCTGGGAGCGCCAAGATCGGGGGTGGGGAGTTTGGATTTCTTCGCGAAGGGCAGGGCAGGGGGCATGGGCACCTCGTCCCCAGTCTACTACGGGTTACGATGGCGGTTGGCTCACGGGTTGCGCCGATGCCTCTGCGACGAAGCCCGCGGCAGATAGAGCTGCGCCTTGGCTGGAGCATGGAGCTTGCCGTAATTTGCCGTCGCCTGCCGCGAGATCATCGCCAGCCGCGTCGGGTCATCGAGGGCTTCTCCGGTATCGCGTAGGCAAGCCTCTTTAGCTTCCTCTATTCGGTCAGAGACAAAGTAGGACAAAGGTATCTGAGTCTGGATCTCTTTGTACGCTAAGACCCCCAAGCGGGCCGCGTCGAGTGCATCGTCGCCACCTTCGCCCGTTTCCGAATTTGCGTTGAACTTGAGCACGTCTTCAGAGCGAGAGGTTTTACTCGGATCTCCCTCGTTGCTCATATCGCACTGCGCCACCCGGAAGCAGCGATCTAGTTCACGGCAACAATCCCAAATCTGTAATCGAGGCAGAATCTCAGGCTTCACCCTCTCCAACTCAGTCCGGATCCGCTCGTACGACTCCCGCCCTTCGGTGGCAAGCACCTCCCGTAGATACCGTTCTCTCTCGTCCTGGTTCGCAAACGCCAGCCGTGCCGGCCGAAACCGCAGACAGTCTCGCAAATAGTCCCACGCGCTGACCCGGTCGAAATAGATCGGCTTCAAGGCAATGCAAATATGCCCCGCCAACTCCTGCCGCCGCTTCTCGAACATCGCCTGCGCCCGCTGCTTGTCTCGCAGCATGACCTCGCGTTCGTTTTCGTCATACTTAAGCAAAAGCGCCCCAAACGGCCCCAACACCTCGCGAATCCCAGCCAAAATCTGCTCAGCCTTTGACTTGGAAGCATCGTCCTTGCTAAACACGTCTCCATGTACGCCGCTCATGTAAATCACAACACACGGATCACGCCCTGCTTCTTTGAGCGCAATTAGATCATGCTGCCACCAACGAGCCAGCATCGCACCTTGCTCAAAAGAACCCACATTCCGCACCTGTAACTCGTCATAAATATGGATTCGTCCATCTGCCTCATTCCTTACAAGTTTATGATAACAAGAGGGATGCCTCCAACCCCAATCTCCATCTCCCCAGCGATACCACCACGGGCGCAAGGGCACGGGAGCCACCAAATGCCGCGCCCAAGGATATAACCGCTTTTCTTCTTCGCCAATCGGACCATCTGGTCTGTAATCGCTGTTTCCAGTCCACATAATACAGCCGCGCCTCCGAATCATGATCGTATGGTGTGGCCTAACCGTCACGCAACCAACGTAGCCAGAATACGGGCGTCTTTGAATTTTTGAACGAAGAACACGAATCATGCTGTGCCCTGGAGCGTAGATCCCAACATAATAGCCCACGTCGCGGCCCATGCTTTGCTTACGTTCTGAGATAGTCGCACGCATCCCGAGCTTAAGGGCGATTTCCTGCACGTCGTTGGCTAACTGCTTAGAGACAGTGTAATAAGCATTACCCCCACTCTGCGTCTCAAACCCATCCCCTAGCACTAGCCCATCATAAAGCCTTCTAAGGTGTCCACCGCCATACTGCAAATACTCCCTTGGGATGTACTTTTGGTGGGACTTCCCAAAAACCGAAAGAACCCTCGACAAAATCTTAGAGGAAATCTTAAATCTATTTCCATGATGGTTCCCGGTGAAACCCATCCGGATAAGAAGCTCTTTGATCCTTTCAACGCGTTCAATATGCTTCTTTTGGGCTATCTGAACAACTCCTGCCTTCTTGTCCACGCACCCTTCTGAGATGAACCATCCAAAAAACTCAAGCCAGTCTCCCATTTCAAACGTAAGTGTTTTGGTTTTGAAAGACGCAGGAGCCTCTTTTGTTATCGTGGCCACCGCCGCCCTACCGTAGATCCCTGCCCTAAAGACATAAGAGCACTTCCTTGAACAGGTCGTTCCCCTACGATGTCGAAGCCGATGGCCCTTTGTCTCGTAAGAGCAGTTGCAAACTGGGCAAACGCAAACTTGAGAGTTGTGTTCATTCTCAACCGTCCCGGAGAATGAAATAGTCTCCGGTGCCTGTATTCCATCAAATCCGGTGGAGGCGATCAAATGAAAACTGGACGATGGAAGGCTATCGGCACGACGGAAGCTAAATGGACCCTTCTTCATATCGTGATTATCCACGGCCATGAACATGTTATGGTTTGGAGTAACCGCAAAATTCACATGAGAAGATTCGTGATAAAGCAAATCCCCCTCATAGCGTTCTCTCGTTATTTTTTCACATGGGGCATATTCTACGCGGCCAGACGGACCCCGGGTAGCGATCAACTCTCCAAGCTTTATCTCTTCTACCCGCTTAAACCCATCAATCGTAAGAAAATCCGTTTCATTATCGCAACAGAAAAACTGGCCGCTACCCACATCCCAGTCGCCCTCTACCCACTGACGGCGGGTCACTTCGTCTTGAGCCATGAGCCGCGCCCGATAACTCCGTCCGGCAGTCGTGTTTTCGGCGTAATACGGGTTGGCGTCGATCGGGAACGGGATGAAAATCGACTTCAGGCCACTAATCGGGTCAAGAATGGGCGTATTGGGAGGAATCCGCTTGCCATAGTTGTCAAGCACCGAGACGAAACGCGCTTTTACCCAGGGGGCCCCGGGTCCGTCAGGATTCGTAGTGCCAACGATCAGGGTGCGCAGAGGCGGAAACGTCTTCCCGCCACGCACCCGCTCAGTCGATCGCAACGAACCCTGAAGCCGCAAGTATTGGCGCTGTGTTTTGATCTGCGTCAGTTCCTCGATGCCAATCCGGGTGATATTCCAGCCCTTGTACTTGTTGAAAGCGTCCTCTGACTGCAAATGATTGAAGTAAATCCGCGCCCCGGACTTGAAGTCGATATGCGTAGGATCGTCGGTCGCCTTGCCGCCGAAAACCTTGTAAAACGCCTTTGCCTCTTCGACGAATTCCGCCATATCCTGGTACGATTCGCGCAGAAGCAGCCCGCGGTAGGAGGAGTCGTTGAGAAACGAGAGGCGCGCGGGGTCATCGTCGGGCAGTGACCAGTCGCCCATAGTCATCCAGGCGATCAGGGCCGCCGTTTTCCCGCCTCCACGGCGACCACCCCACGCTTGTTCATCGTAAGGCGAGAAAAGCGCCCAAGTCTGCGGTCCAGCGTTCGATTGCCAATGAATGTGCCCCTTGGCGTCAAGGATTTTCACCTGGAAATCGTCCGTGAAGGTCGGGATTAGCCGTTTTAGCCACGCCGGAGCAGGTGGGGCGGCAGATGGCGGGGTTTCGGGGGTGGCTAAGGCTACGTCACCGCTCATCGGGCCATTGTGAACGCTTTATAGAAGGGCCGGGGCCGATTGGCCTGCACCATTGGGCCGCCGCCGAGGTCATTAGTGATCCCGGGGTTTGGCTGGCGGGGCATAGAGGGCATTTTGGCGCTGGGCATCCGGCCAAACGCAGCCCACGCCAGCGGTCCGCCACCACCCTTCGCCTTGCGCCCATCCTCAAAGTGCTTCATCGAGGTCGCAGGGCGCATTTCGTCGGCAAAACGCTGCGGCATGGCCTTCGGAGGCTCAGTGTCGCGGTAGTACCGGCGTTTGGCCATCAGGGAGCCGGCGGGAAGCTCGTGGGGGACGGTGCCGTCGGCTTTGCGCTCGGGAAGGCCGGCATCTTTGGTTGCAGCGAAGTCGTGCATTTGCCGATGATTCATGTCAATCCCCTTCTCTTCGGCCATCCCAGGGGTATGTTCCAACATCCCGAAGAACCGCCGCTGGCGTTGGCTGACTGCTGGCATTGCTCACCCTCTAAGACGAGGATACGCCAAACGTCTCCCTGAGCGCACTGTGGGTTTCAAGCTCAAGACGCTGTCGCCTGAAAACCTCATTGGCGAAAGCGCAAACCCCAGTTTCCAGTTGGTCCTCGATGAACTTCTGCACTCGGCGACGAGAGCACCACTCAGCATGCTCCCCGCGCCCGAACACACACGCCTCGCAACACCAATCGCCAGAGGGGCGATACGGGCGGCTGGTGATGTCACCCATCCTTCAGCCCCTCCCAATCGTCCGCCGACAGCGTCAGGCCGAGATGGTCCCCTTGCCCAGTCTTCACCCATGCCCAAGCGGCGCAGATCTGCTGCTTGGTGGCGAGCTTGCCGTCCGCGGTACGGAACGGCAATAGGACAGCGGAGTAGAGGTTAGGTAGCACCCGATTGCCAACCCGTACCCAGTGCTCGCCGGCGGGGCTGTCCGGATGGGGGTGCATGTGGAGTTTCAGCGCCATCGTCTCTCGTTTTTCGTCAGGCATAAGCGTCCTCCTTACTCCCTTCGCCACTTACCGGCCTCTAAGCCACCTACTCGTCCCTAACAGCAACAGGCCGCCGCCCATAAGCAGCATCGACTCAGGCTCAGGAACGGGTGTCGGCGAGTCTTCTCCAAGGAACTCTTGATTGGAGCCTACGGGGATTGCTGTGTAGATCAGGAGCGCACTGTAGGCCTGTGGAATACCGCCAGCCGCCACGGTATTCCGTGCGCCTGCCAGCAGCGCGACTGAGTCGCCATAGCTGCCCGCGGCCGGATCGAAGATGTCCCAAAGGGCGAAGTTATAGCCACCCGGATCACTCCCGCCGCTGTTCTCGAACTCCCACAACAGCACCGCCGCCGTCTCGTAGTTCACCAGCCCCGTGAACTTCGCCGTCGCCAGGTTAGCCAGCGTGGTCACGTTGTACTGGAACGGCCCCGACGGCACGCTGGTCTCTGTGCTGAAATCGTCGCACATTAGCGGCGTC